TGCATTTAAGATAGGGTATTACGATGAGAGTTATCCACGAAGAAAACATAATAAATTTTTAAAAATGCCGAATTTGCCGAAAAAAGTGTGATACAATTTATAATGCGAAAAGAATGAGCAAACAAAAAATAATGCAAAACATATATACAGTGCAATATTTTGTGTTCTATATCTTACCGCTCGTTATTTTCGTAAAAAAGGTAGTGTATCGTCGTGAGATGATGGGTGAATATCTCGTGTGATTGGTGGGAATGGAGATATTAAAATGATAAAGTCACAGGCTATATAATTTGTGTAGTGTGTAACGCAAATAAATAGACAGCGGTAACCGTTATGGTGAAACTGTCTATTTTGTTTAGGAGGAATAAAATAATATATTAATGCATAATTTAATTCCACGGAGGATAAAAATGAAAAAAAGTAGTGGAAATTTTTATAATAGTATGTTATTATATATTCATAACTTAAAAAAGAGGGATAGATATATGATAATAGTGAATAGTGAAAAATTATTTCAAAAACTTAATGAAATATGGGGTAATAGACCTTGTCCTATGTGCGGGAACAATCAATGGACGGTTTCGGAAGATATATATACTCCAACATTGTTAAGCGAAAGTGGAGCAATAGAATTGGGCAATAAAATGCTCCCATTGATACCGGTATCATGTAAGCGCTGTGGTAATACTGTTTTTGTTAATGGAAAAATTTTAGGATGTGTAGAAGAAACTAACATTACGAAGGATGGAAAAGTGGATGCTAAATAGTAATATAGATACAACTATTATAAATAGTCAAGGAAGTTCTTATTATTTGGACAAAGATATAACATTGAAAGGAAATCCACTTTTAAAAAGATATCATGGAAATGAACAAAAGATTAATACAAGAATTATTAATAATGCGATAGGAATGATATGGGCAGGAATAATAATTATTGCATTTGGAATTGGCATGGCTTTTATGAAGGAAGGGATTTCGACAGGCATTATATCCTTGGTGTCAGGTGCAGTGATTGAATTAATATCTGGAACTATATTAGTATTAGCAAAATATGAAATGAATAGTAAAGATAAATATTTTGAGACACTTTCAAAAACAGAGGATCATAGACAACTGATAGACTTTATAAATAGTATTCAAAATGACGAAATTCGAGCTAAATGCCAAGAACAGTATGTAAATCAATATACATCATTATTTATGAAATAATACATAAACACACCTAATCGGGTGTGTTTTTCTTATGCAATAAAACAGGAGGTGATAAGAGTGACGGAAAAACAGAAGTTGTTTTGTGAGGAATATTTGATTAGTTTGAACGCAACGCAGGCGGCAATAAAAGCGGGGTATTCAAAAAAAACAGCGTATTCGATTGGAAATGAAAACTTGAAGAAACCTGAAATTCAGGAATATATTCAAAAGCGGCTGAAAGAGAAAGAGGACGCTCTTATCGCCAAACAAGATGAGGTATTGAAAACGCTTACGGCTGTTATGCGACGTGAGAAACCCGAAACTGTTGTAGTGACGTGCAAAGCACGTAAATCACACTATGACGACAAGGGCAAGAAAGTCATTGACGAAGCAGAACAGCCGATGTGCGTTGAGATACCGACAAAGGTGTCGGACGTAAACAAAGCGGCGGAAATGTTGGGTAAATACTACGCGTTATTCACAGAGAAATTAAACGTTGACGGTGATATGGACTATAGCATTAAGATTGATTACGGAGGCGGTGACGAATGAACAACATAACAGTACCGTTCAATCCGATATTTAAGCCTGTACACCAATGCAAGAAACGTTACGTTGTAATGAAAGGCAGTGCCGGAAGCGGCAAGAGTGTTGATACTGCACAACTGTACATATTGCGTTTAATGCGTGACAAAGGGCGTAATTTGGTATGTGTGAGAAAGTCCGATATAACAAACCGTGACAGTACGTTTGCGGAGCTTGAAAGTGCCATAAACCGTATGGGCGTTGGCAGAGCGTGGCGAGTTACGCAAAGTCCGTTGTCGTTCACCTGTATAAACGGCAACAAGATTATATTTCGTGGTGTAAACGATAACAAGCAACGCGAAAAGCTGAAATCAATCACATTTGCGAACGGAAAATTAACGGACGTATGGATTGAAGAGGCTACGGAGCTTGTACAACAGGATTTTGAAATTATAGACGACCGTTTGAGAGGTGAACTTCCCGACGGTCTTTTTTATCAGATAAAGCTGACATTCAATCCCGTGTCATCAAGTCACTGGATAAAGAAAGTGTTTTTTGATATACAGGACGACAATGTTCTGACACATCAAAGCACATATTTAACAAACCGATTTTGTGACGATGCATACAGACAACGTATGCTACGTCGTAAAGAAGTTGACCCTGAGGGTTACAGAATTTACGGCTTGGGCGAATGGGGCGAAACAGGCGGTCTTATATTCTCAAATTATCGAATTGAGGAATTTGATACAGATATGAGCCGTTTTGACGCTATGGCAATAGGACAGGACTTCGGATTTAATCACGCAAACGCCATATTAACGTTAGGTTATAAGGACGGCGATATTTACGTTTGCAATGAACTGTATGTACACGAAATGGATACGACCGAAATTATCACTAAGGCTGACGGGAAGTTCAGCAAAAGTCTTGCAATGTGGTGCGACAGTGCAGAGCCGGACCGTATAAAAATGTGGCGAAAGGCAGGCTATCGTGCAAGGGCAGTTGTTAAAAATCCGAACAGCATACAATCGCAGATTGACTGGTTAAAAGGCAGAAAGATACATATTCATCCGTCTTGCGTGAATGTAATCAAAGAGATACAGCAATGGCGTTGGCGAGTTGATGAAAAGTCGGGCGAGTATACTGATGAACCTGTCAATGTATTTGATGACGCAATGGCGGCACTGAGATACGGCGTTGAGAGTTGGCGCAAGGATAAGAAAGCTAAAATCTATTCAAGAGAGGAGTACGGAATATGATAATTGATGAAGATATAGTCGCAGGCGGTGTGACACCGTTTATCATAACAAAATTGATTGAACGGCACGAGCGAGAGCGACAGAGATACCGATTGTTACACGATTACTATATGGGCGATCACCGCATTTTAAACCGCAGAAAAAGGGGCAAAAACGTGGCAAACAACCGCATAATGTGTAATCACGCAAAGTACATAACAGATATGACGCAGAGTTATCTTGTCGGCAATCCTGTAACATACGCAGTATCGGACGAATACGATATTGAGGCAATCAAAAACGAATATTTGGAACAGGATATGCCGAGTGTTGACAGTGAAATCGTAAAGAATATGAGCATTTACGGCAAAGCATATGAACTGATTTATGCAGACGAAAAAAGCAAGCCGAGAAGTGTCCGATTGGACCCGGAGCATACATTTGTATGTTACTCACAGTCGGCATTTGAAAAGCCGTTGTTTGCGGTGTATTACTACAAAAAATACGACCTTGACGGCTACTGCACAGGCAGTATTTGTCGCGTGTATGATGAATCGTTTATATATACATACACAGGTCTTGACAGTTATTCGGCGTTGTCATTGCAAAATGTTGAACCGCATTACTTTTTTGATGTACCTATTATCGAATACAGAAATAATACGGAAATGCAGGGCGATTTTGAACAGTTGATAACGCAGATTGACGCATACAATGTGTTGATGTCAGATAGAATTAATGACAAAGAGCAATTTGTTAATTCGCTGTTGTTTTTGTGTAATTGCGACCTTGACACCGAACAGGCAAAAAAATTATTGGTAGAACGTATCTTGATGGGTGACGGTGACGCAAAGGCGGAGTATCTGTCAAAGGTGCTGAACGAGGCTGATACAAAGGTGTTGCGTGACGACATCAAGGACGATATACACCGTTTGTCACACGTTCCCGACCTGTCGGACGAAAGTTTCGGTAACAACTTGTCGGGTGTGGCAATAAAGTATAAGCTGTTGGGATTTGAACAGCACGTCAAGAACAAAGAGCGTAATTTCGCTAAGACATTGAGAAAACGTTTAGAGATTTACAACAATTTCTTAGTGACATTAAACGCAATGAAAGAAGTGCCGTCGCACAGAGTTGATATTGGATTTACATATAACTTGCCTGCAAACGAACTTGAAATAGCGCAGATGATTAATTACCTCAAAGGTCTTGCGTCTGACGAAACATTATTAGAGCGTCTGCCGTTTATAACAGATGCAAAGGAAGAAGTCGAAATCGCACGCAGAGAACAAGCTGAAAAGTCAGCCGAAGATATTCGTATTGCTGAAAGTTCGGCAAGGAAAGTAAACTACAATGAAGAGTAAGGCATATTGGATAAAACGTGCCGTTGAAGTTGAAACATATTTACAATCGCAAGCGGACAGCGTTAAGGACGGTGTAATTAAGGCATATGAGCGAGCAATCAAGAATGTAAACAATGATATTGAGAAAACGTTTAAAGCCTATATTTCAACCGATATACCCGAAAAAGAGGCACGCCGGCTGATGAGCATAGCCGACAGCGACAAACAGTACGAAGAACTGCTCGAACTGTACGACGAAACAGACGACAAGACAGTCAAAAAGGAAATTCTAAACCGCATAAATGCACAGTCATACGGTGCGAGAATTAGCCGATTAGAGGGATTGAAACGTAATGTGTACATCTATTTCAGACACGTTGCAAATGAGGCTATAAAGGAGCAAAAGAAACTGTATGACAGTGCGGTAAAGACGGCGTATTATACGAATATTTTTGATACCGCACAAGGATTGAATTGCGGTATTGATTTTTCACTCATTCCGCAAAGAGCGGTTAATAAAGTGTTAAGTGAGCCGTGGCACGGTCACAACTACAGCGAAAGAATATGGATACATAACGACAGATTTATACAGGCAGTCGGACAGACGATTGAGGACGGTATAATCAGCGGTCACAGCGTAAGCCGTATGACTGACAAGCTGATTGATTA